GTTACAGTCTGTGTGTCAGTACCGACTGCACCATAAAACTGGTTCATGCTAATTGTGTTGCCACTGCCAGACACACGGAAGGCTGCATACTCCCCCATAGTTATAGGGTTAGAGCCTCCAAACTCAGACTGTAGGTTAGCAAACGATATGGCACCTGACGTTGGTAGAGCCATTAACTAATTACACCGCAGGCTATTTTCTGCTCTACGCCCATAGCAACCTCACCAACACGGACTAAGGTAGCCGCTGCATCGTATGCACCGTCAGCATCAAAGCAGACATTTACAGAACGCTCATGGACGCAATCGGTATCACCACAAGTAAAGCGAACCTGAATGTCACGGCAATCAGTTTCAGTAGAAACAGTCTCACCTTCGTTATCGGGGTCAGGCATTTCAGTGGTGCGAGTGCCTGTGTATTCTTCTAGTAGCTCGTAAGTTACTGACATTATTTATTCTCCAATTGGGTTTTGAGGTCATCGACATCGGCTTTAAGTTCTTTTATGGACTCTATTAGCAGTGCAACCATATTACCGTAGGCAACTGAATAGTGGTCATCATCAGTCCCATCCATACTGTTCGGGCCACCAGTTACTGCTTCAGGTAACACCTTTAGAACTTCTTGTGCAATTACACCAACGTGTCTACCTGTTGGGTTGTGGGCGTAGGTAATGTCTTCTTCTTCAGTGGTTGCAGGGCTTAAATCAGTCCTATCGTATGTATACCCATTAAGTTGCATTACTTTATTTAAGGCATTAGGGATTACTTTTAGGTTTTCTTTAACTCGAATATCTGAGTAAGCCGTCACGTTACCTGAAGTCCAGATGTTTGAACCCATTGCAGCATAACCAGTACCGTTCTGACACCACACCATCTGATGCCCACCAGCCATAGTGCCACCAGTTCCGTTATTGGTGTGCTTATAAGCTAGACCGTAGAGGTTGCCAAAGTTAGTTCCAGAGGCATGGTTTTTGTATGCAACACCCATAGACCAGATGTGGTTAGTTTTGCTTGAGTTATAGTTACCATAAACGCCTCTGTTGCGATAAGCAGTTTCATTTACTAAGTAACCACGTTGGTAGATAGTGTTGTTCTGATAGTCAGTAGCATCGGAGCGCAGGAATGAAGCACCTTGTATTCCATCAACCGTATCAGCATCAAGACCAGAGCCTGAGCCATCGTTTACCGCGCCCCAAAGAGTAGATCCGCGATAATAGATGTTGCCAGTAGCGTAGTGGTTAAAATACAAATTGCCCGCAGAGCCACAGTCAATGTGCAAATTATCATTAGAGTTTCGTATTCTTGAGATACCAGATGAATTTAAGGAACCAGACCAACCACCAATATAAAGTGATTTACTATAAGAACTGTTTGTAAATCTGAATCCTTCTGCATTAGAAGTCCCAAAAGTATAGGTGGTTCCCGCCGCAATAGAATCTGATGCATCACTTCGTAAAAATGATGCTCCCTGAATCCCGTCAAGCGTATCAGCATCTAAGCCAGAACCTGAACCGTCATTGCCAGATGTCCAAAGTGTCTGCCACCCTGCCCATGCGCTTTCGCTAGTTGCGTATCGAAACTTTAATCCGCCAGTTCCAGTCCAAGCAAGCTGCTGTTGACGATGGGCGCTGTTATAAACCGACCACGGAGCAACGGTCTGAAGGGCGTGCCATGAATCTCCACCAGCTAAAGTATCAGTGTTCTGCTGAAAATCCCACTGAGCATATCTATCATTATAGTAACTAGGCGCTCTCTGCGCTCCACGAGTGTCTGGTATGTATACTTGTGAATGGTAGTGGCTATCGTTGTTAACTACAGCGGTTAGTGTAGCGTTACCTAAATTAGTAAACGTAGCAGAGCCTGTAACATCTCCAGTCAAAGTTAGAGTGGGGTCGGCAGTTAAAGGTGGCGGGTTAGCCGAGCTATAGTAGTAAGAACCCTGCTGTCCATCCAATAAATCAGCATCAAGACCAGAGCCAGAGCCATCGTTGCCTGCGTGCCAGACTTTGCTACCTAAAACATATAGGTTTTTGTTAAAGTAAAAGTTTGCTCTATCAGTGTAAATATGCGCCCAAGTTGCGTTCATTGGGCCAAGCTCTATGTAGCCCGAACTGGTTGTAAATCTATTCCTAGAAGTAGTAGTAGTATAATTACCGCTAGTACTATTAACAGTTCCAGACAAGTATAGATTTCTAAACGCAGTAGTATTATTAAAACCTATATCCACCGCATTGTGCGTTTGTGGATAGATCTTTCCGTTTAAATCCACGTTAAAGATGTGATTCCCACCAGCACTAAACTTTAAGTTGCTACCTGTCGCTTTAAAGAAGTCAGCAGATGTAATTGCACCTGTGCTTGTTATTACGCCACTGGAGATAGTGCCAATGTTAGTCAGGTTGCGGCTTGAGTCTATTACTGTGGTGTTGTTGAGTTGGAAATGTCCCGTAGAATTAAACGCAAAAGAGTTAGCACCAGAGCCGTTTACCCTGAAGATTATACCTCGCCCAGAAGCAGCAGCTAAATACAAGCCGTCAGCGTTGCTGTTGTGTCCGAACACTCTATTGTAACCATTGGTCGTGCCGCCAAATCCTGTAACGCTGTATCCTGCGTATGTCCCGTCCGCTCCTATAGTAGTTCCATTGGCAGATACATTGCCTTCTGAATATATACCGTTAGCAGGAGTTGCTGTGGTATCCGAGCTAGCGCCTACTGACAATCCGCCATCTACATGAAGTTTTTTGCCTGCTACATCGGAACCGCCGCCGCCCAAAGCAAAGGTTCCGTGATTGCCGTTGTGCCAAAGGTACTCAGCACCTCGCGCAGCCCCATCGTTAAACGATATTCCTGTCCAGCCATTGGCAGACGTTAAGCTAAGTTGAGCATCGTTGGTTGTGTTTATTGTCAACAGGGCATTCATTGTATCGTTAGCATCAGAGCGTACAAATGAAGTGCTGTTAAGCCCATCAAGTAGATCAGCATCTAAGCCAGAGCCTGAGCCGTCTGTACCAGCACTCCATACTCTCTCCCATGTTGGATCAGCACTAGTTAAACTTTTACCAATCCACATGCCAGACGATGCGCTGTAATCTTGGAAATAGAGACCAACATAGCCGCCGCTGGTATCTCGTCTACCAGTAACATGCCAGTAACCATGCGTTCCTCCAGATGGGAGTCCAGTAGAACTCGCCTGCAACATGGTTCCATTGCCTAAGTTATAGCCAGCCCAGCCGCCAGTAGGTATCACAGCGTAGGGGGTAGACATCCTTATAGGCATGTAACTGTTTAGTGAAGAATTAGCTGCATAGTAAGAACCATGTTGCCCATCTAACAAATCAGCATCTAAGCCAGAGCCTGAGCCGTCAACAGTCTTAATAGCAGTAAGTATCTCAGCGGCAGTTTGGTCGTTGGTGTAACCGTTAGGGTTGCTCGCAGCGTAGTACCCAGCACTAGCGTGGTTACCCCAACCGTATGCAGTATTCCAGTTGGTAGAGTTGTTTGTAAATGGCAGCACATAGTTGTTTGCATTAGCAGCAATGCCATTGAGTTTCGTATGGTCTGCGTTTGTAAAGTTGTTCTGCGAAAGCTCTCCATCTTGGATAGAGTAAGTTGTGTTTGTATCGGTGTAGCTTGTTAAGTAACCCGCAGATGCATGGTTACCCCAGCCGTAGGCTGCATTCCAGTTGGTGGAGCTGCCGCCTGCTGCTGAAAGGCTTCCCGTTACAGTAACGCCGTTGGCTGTCGTTGTTACTTTAGACACACCGGCAAAGTACAAGCTAACAGCACCGCCATTAACGCCAGTCATATAGGAGCTATTTGCTCCATAATTTTGGATTTTAAATCCGTCACTTCTGATTCGTAAGTCTCCGGTAGCGTTGCGAAGGTGACTGTGATTTCCATCGTGATAGATTTGGAGGTCGTTCGACGTACCCAGCATAATTTTGCCGGTATCGTTGCCGGTTTTTATTGTACCGCCGCCAGTGATTGAGCCGGTCGTGGCCATCGTGCCGTTGATGGTCATTCCATATTGCGTCAAGGTGAATGGTGTGGTATCCAGTGGCGCAGCTACAGAGATTTTAAAACTTAAAGTTTTTCCAACAACATTATGACCAATAAAAGCATGAGAGTTGGCGTTAAACTGAAGATAGTTATTGCCTAGCTCGCTGTCGTGGGTTCCGAAAATTAACTTAGATCCAGTTTCAATATCGCCTGTGGTGTTCACAGCACCGAAGTTAACGCTGTCTACAGTTCTTACGCTTTGGTTAAGCGTTTTGATAGCCTCAATGTTACTAATTTCGCTATCCATTAACGCGCCTGCGGCAGTTACCGAAGCCGTAGTAGTAGTTACGTCATTCAGCCCCGCCGAAGTTAAGCGAAGTTCGCACTTGCCGCCAGAACTGAATGCTCTGGCAGAAGTGTTGTCTTGCGCTCGGACAACCGTAAGCGTGTTACCGCTAAGTGCTGTAACCTTTACGATCTCAACGTTGCCACTAGAGTCCTCAAAAGTGACGTATGTGTAATCTGAACCGTTAAGTGCAGGAAACACACTACCATCCGCGACTGTTATGCTCGTCGCAGATGTAGATACGGTAGATGCCAACGTTGTTTTGGCGTTGTTTGAAAAAACTACTGCCATGCTAGATACCTCAGGATATTAGTTGGATTAACTTACTGTTACAGTCCAAGTAATAGTCATCGAATCGCTAGATCCCTTGTTAATAACCGCGAACACTGTGCGGCAAAGCATGTCACCGGCACTGCTAGCGTTGAATAAACCTGCTTCAGTTATTGCTCCGGTACCACTGCCCGCGCCAAATGTAGCGATGTAAGTAATGGTTGTGCCAGTAACGGTAGCTGAGGTGAGAGCTCCACGATTGGCTTGACCGCCAAGCGCAGAGTCACTTGCTGCCGCAGCAGTCGAAACTGTGCCGATAGCCATGTGTGACATCGCAGCTTTAGTTGTGTCTTTCATGCGGCTAGCGACATACTCTTTTCCATCGGTAACTACCAAGTTAGGCACTTCTTGAACGACCTCGTCATTAATAGAGATAGACAAGTGTCCGATCATGTTGAAATTATCATGTAGCATTAGGTTGACTCCTAGTTGTTAAGTGGCGCACTGTTTAGCGCAGAAGCATTTAGTACAGATGACGCCAGTGAAGAAACTGATATTTGTATTGATTCGGTTATTGTTGCGCTGTCTAAAAGACTCTTTTCAAAAGCAGCTACTGTTTGTTCTGCAAAGTTAATCGCATCAGCAAAGGTCTTATCTGTAGCAAAATTTTGCGTGTCAGAGAACCCAATAACGTTAGTTTTGGTAGCTATAGTGTCCTTTTGGACCGCGTTGACGTCTGTGAAATCATCTAGCACTAAAGCGTCAGAGAAGGAGCGTTGAAATACTGCGGCTCTAGTGAACTGGTCTGAGAGGCTAGCTGATTCAATTAGCGGTTTGGCAGTATCAAAGATAGCTTGTTCAGAAAGATCTGTACCGTCAGATAAAGACTTGGTTGTAAGCGTTACCGCTATATCGGCAACCCCTATCGCTTCCGACTTAACAACCCCTAACGACCGCTCCTGTGAGTCTGTTACAAAAGCGTCTTCTGTAAATTCTCGTAGTATCTCTAAAAGAACAACAGCTTCGTCGCCCATAGCAAAACCATCCGAAATACCTTTTCCAATTAGGAAGTCTTGCCGGTCGGATAGTCCACTTACATCATCAACCCCTTTACTAGCAAGCACACTTAGCGCCTCGGCCATTACAGCCTGGTCCAAGCGAAAGTACTTGTTAAGCGAGAAAGGGTCGAGCGCTACGTCTTCAGCAGAAACATTTCGATAGTAGATTTCGGTAACAGGATAGACATACGCAGAAAAAACGTTCGCGACGCGAGAACTAATTGACGCAGCGTATGATGCCTTTGTTACTAATACTTGTGTCTTTACAAGTTGTGCGTCCGCAACAACAATATTCGCGCTACTAGCTAGAGCACGAACTCGTTGTGGTTTCTCGACTACAACTCTATAGGCCATTTAATCAAAGTCACTGCGTACTTTAAACTTGATTAAATCATTAACAGTCTGTATGCCGCCGCCAGGGAAGGTTAATTCTAACTCGCCTTCAAAAGTACCGGCAGTATCTAAAGTTCCCGCAGGAAAATCTGTCGCTACTTTGCCAGCAGCACCGTCAGTTACCGAGCAGGTTAAAGTAGCCTTCACAGCAGTACTACCTAGCTCTCGTAATCTTAGCTTTACAGTCGCACCTGCAACGTTGATTGGTGCCCAAGTGGCGCTGTTAGACTCGTCTAGATTTAAGCCCGCCACCGCTGTATTACTGTCTTTCAATGTGAAAGTCAGCTCTGGTAGCGTATCGCCAGTGACTAGTTTTAAAGTGTCAGAATATGCCATGTTATATACCTATAGATTGGTTGATTATATTAGCTTGGCTAATATAAATCCAGTAGTTAATATGGCCAAGATACTGGCTCTGCATCGCGGATATCTAGGTGGATAAATGCCTTGTGTACGCCTACCCCAGTAAAACCTAACGCATACGCGTGCTTCTGTATTTGATATCGCTCCGAGCCGTTACGGGCGCGAATATCAGCGGCCAGCCCTTTTGTGTGTTGTCCCCCGCCATTCGGTTTATCTCGCTCAATGCTGTGGCTGGGATCACGATACCCACTAGTTATCACGAAGGGGAATCCGCAAATCTCTCTTAGGTGGTCCAGCTTCCAGATAAACGCTTCACTCATCTCGTTCTCGCCTGTTTCCTGGCAATCAAAATCTTCGATCTTAAAATATTTAAACATTTCTAATCCTTTACTATATAAATAACAGCGCCGATAAAAGCAGCCCACATTGATGCGACTATGCCTTGGCCGACCTTAACAACTTGCGAATTAGTAGCTACCGATTCTGCTAGGTCGTCTACCTTCCTCTCATTCTCATCGAGCCGGAATTCATGGCGCTTCAATCGCGCATCCGCGCCTATCATCTTTTCTTCCACCCGCGCCACGCTCGCGAGGATGTCAGTCAGCTTGTCGATCTTCGTTTCTATACGATCGAACCGACGGCTAGACTCTTCGTCGATCATGACTTACTCCGCAGCTTCATAAGTTTGTCTGCGCCTTTAACTCCAAACGATGCCGTTACCGCTACCGCTAGCAAATAACTAAACCAGTCAGGGAGGAGCTCTAAAGTTTGCAGGCCAAATTGCACCCGTTCGATAAGTTGTGGGTCATCTGTCATTGCGCCGTACATAATTGCGATGACGGGCGAGGTTAATAAAATTACTAAATACTCATCTTTCCACGAGGCCGCTGACGCATCAGCCATCTTGCCTTCCCAGTCCGCGTCGTTGTTTATAGATGTAATCTTGCGTTGATGGATAGCCTGCTTCTCTTCAGCTTTGTTGCCCAAGTAAGCCTTGCCTAGTTCAGCAACGGGCCCGAGTAGTGCTGTGAATATGCTCATAGTAAAGTTCTCGCGATTGCGCCAATTCCTAGGATTGTCCCAGCCGCTTCTTGCGGTGAGTTCATGCGCGTGTATGCGCCATCGAACGGGCCATCTTGAATAACCTTGTCCACTAGCTCAGCTGTTGGGCCAAGTATTGTTGCTAAAGATGAGCCACCCCAATCACCCGACCGTTGAGCCATAGTAATAAGACCTAGAGGGCCGTCTAAACCTGCGCGTCCGAACAGCTCAATGAAATATGTGCCGTAATCCATCTGGTCGGTTCTGAGGTATTTAAGGCTTCCATCAATCCCAGGAATTGCGTAAGACAGTCCGACCTTCGCGTATTCGCGTAGCTCTAGGCCCAGCGCCGCTAATGGCATAAACGCAGCAAGCGTCATCAACAGCAGAGGTGCCATCGCAGGCACCATACCTTTCCCTTCTAAGAAACGCATAAAGCCTTCGCGCTCTAGGCCGGTTAGGATCACGCTGTTGAAAGCGTATATGAAAGACTTCATCTGCCAGATCAAAGCGAAACGTGGATCTGATGCCCAGATAGGTCTCTCAGCAGCATTAGGACGCAACACAGAACTTTCTACAAAACGCTGCAATGCCTCTTTAACTGCCTGACCGTCTTGGCCGTCGAAGGAGAAATCATTAGCCTCCCATCGGCGTACCTGATCGTACGTTACGCCGAGCTGAGAAAGATAACGCTCTGAGCGTTCTGAAGGGTTGTTAGCATGTTCAATTAAAAAGCGCTTACCCATACCTGATGCGAACTCCCGAGACAGGTTGGTTAATCCGCTAAGTCCAGTCCACTTAAAGAACTTATCAGTCGCCATTCTTGCAGTAGGATCAAGCATGTCGCTATCTGCCTGCGACATCCAGGCATTTGCAGCAGCTTCCGGCATGACTACACCGATGTCATTAGCTAAACGTTTCGCCGCTTCTTTGTCTTGTATCGTGCTCATGATCTGCTTGAGCGCCATACCAAAACCATTGAACTCTCTAGTCTGTACAACCGCGCCTGCAAAGTCGGGGATCGACGCTAGCGTAGCAAAAGGCAATAAAGTGACTAGGTTTAAGGTAGCGAGGTAACTATTCGTCTTGCGCCAGAAAGGTGACAGATGCGTAACGTTACCGACATAAGCGTTAAGTACAGACTCAGCATTCGCGCGCTGTGCTTTTGTCATAGCGGCTAACGCAGGACCGACCTTATCTTTACCATCTGCACCTTTGGTCGCACGGTTCCACTCGACGCGCTTAGTGATGTTGTCGACATAGCTCATGAGAGCGACTTCTGGAGATTGTGCAAACCCTAACTCCGCTAGCACATCTAGAGGAATATCTCGTGTTAGTTGTATGCTCTTCTCAACAGCAGCAGCGGGGTTCAGCGCGTCAAGATCACTTGGTACATCTTGGTCTGACTCAATAATCCGCTGGTACTTACCTAAACGAGCGACGGTTTTTTCTACAGCTTTACGGTCTGCTTTTGGGTTGTACTGCATTACCAAGTCAACGAATGCTTTTGGATCGTTTGCTATTTCAGGCAAACTTAATAGAACGGGGAAATAATTCTCACGGAAGCCGATGTCCGAGTTGGACGGCTCTACATACTCACGGTGCATCTTCTCAAGATACTCACGAATAGCTTTTGCTTTGCCCTTAAGTTCCGACGTAGGTGTTCTGCTCTGCGCTTCTCCCAATGCATCTTCCACTTCTTTCGTAGTCCAATCCGTCCCTATCGCATCGAACAATCCTGCGCGCCACTTATCTCGAGCCAGCTGTCTAGCCTGCACAAACCCTAGACCTGATCTAGTGTTCGATCTTACATAGAACATATCAGCAAAAGTGTCGCCAGCAGTCATCCGAAGCATGCCATCCGCTGTGCGGATAATGCCTAAAATCGCAGTCGCGTGAGGGTTGTTCTCTAAGAAGGCTTTCTGCCACTTTTCGAATTTTCTACGCCATGCTTCAGCTCGCGCCTGTGCGCCAGACTGAATATTAATCTGATTTTTAAGGGCTATAACAAGGGCCTTTTGCTCCCAAGAAGGCTCGTCTGGGACAGGCAGTTGTGGCGGTGGGCCGTCATAGCCGTCGTTACCTGAACCTCCGCCTTCTTGCGGCTGTAAATCTAACGGAGCTTGCTCTGTTGGGCTTTCGGCGTTGGGGGCTTCTTGTACTGGAGCTGTGAGTTGCGCCGACCTAAGTGCCGCAGCATACGCAACGATCTCACCCGCCTCGTTACGCACGGGTGCTGTTATTACTTCGCGGTTCGCTCTCCGCGCTTTCGTCACGGCGGTCATGTACTTGTCGAATTCAGGCGCGACTTTATCTGTACGCTTAAAGATGTTGTGGGATTTAACTTCCCGCCACAGCTGCTTGAAGCGACGTGCAACACGCTTGAAGTGGCTATCCACAGCATCGTTTGCGGTACGCTTGTCTGCCAGCATATCTTTCTTTGCCCATGCCGCAACTTGGTCTGCATACCACTCTTCGAACCCGACAGTTTCCCACTGCGGTATCGGCTTACCCGCGTCTCGGGCTGCCTGCCTATCTCGCTCAAACCTCTTAACCAATCGACTAAATAACTGCTTGTTAGTAATAACGCCGTCGATCTCTTCATTAAACAGCGCGTGCCCCATCTCATGGGCCGCGGTCATAGCAATCGCTGCTTCGTTGATATTGTTTAAATCATTGAGCATGATCACTGTCGCGCCGTCATACTTTTTGTGGAACCCTTTCCGGCTCTGTTTACCAAAGCTATCGACTAAGTACTCTGCCAGCTCTTTAGCCACCAGCGTAGAATTAGTCAGAGGTTGCAATACTTCAAAGGCCGCGCGCTGAACTATGCTGTGGCCAACAAGCGTTGGGTCAGTAACTTTAGCTACCTCAACATCCATAGTCTTTTTCAACAACCCATCTTTCTGTAGCTGCTGCCCAAACTCGCCGACCGCTTTCTTGTCACTTAGGTCTAAAGGCTTCGTCTTGGTATCGCCCATCAGCGTGCGCATTGCGATCTTGCCTTTGGCAGACTTTTTACCTTTAGCAGTGATGTAGCTAGCGAGCTGGGCACGAGTAGACTCGTTAAACTTCTTTAGGCTTATCATCGCCACTGGATTCTTTAACTTTAGGCGTCGAGATAGCCGTCGTACTAACGAGGCTACTAGCTCATTGACCTCGCCAAATGGGAATGTCACACCTGACTTTAAGTTTAACTGAGGCTTCGGATCTCTCGCGGGTCCTGTAAGCGGAGCACTTCCTACTGGGCGATTCTGCGTAGTATTTACGTTGCGCTCATCTTCGATGTTCATTGTAGTAAGGGGGATGCCGTCAGGTGTGCGGGCATTGTTTTCAGCCATATCGTAAGGTTCGATAGGGTCTGCATCTTGCGCAGCTTCGCGGGCGTCTTCTTCTGCTACTAACGTTATATCGCCTAGCTCATCAGTGATCTCCTCTAGCATAGTCACTTTTGGCGCACCTGGGACATAAGGCTTCAGTAATGAGCCTAATTTAACGGGCTTACCGCCGTCGTTAAAGCCTACAGTTAGTCCTGATATTGCGGGGTCTAAATCTTTAGTGGGGTCAGCTAAGTTTGCCATAATGTCAGCTATAGGCACGCCTTGAATATCTACCTCATACCCACGCGTCTGCAACTCGCCCAACATAGCAAGCAGCCCTTGTCGCGATGACTGTGTTGCACCACCACCCGTAAAACTACCCGATACCGATTCTTCTATCCGCCGTCCAGCGTTCATCAAATCAACAGGATTTACGGTGGTAGCTTTATCTGACCCAGGGGCCGTAATGTTTACGGTTCTGAACTTAGATAAACTACTCGCGGCCTTACTAATCGACCGCCGTACAAACTCCGACATGGAGATTTCTTCTTCCACGCCTTTTCCGTTACGGCTTCTTATTTTTTGTGTGTCAGGGGTAGTCTCAATATCAATGCGGTAAGAGCCGTTGCTATTAACTGCAATTTGAACTACTTCATCAGTATTAGCTTTCTGTAGTGCAACGGCGGTATTGAGCATGCTTTTAGACATGCGCTTATAAAACGGTGTACTGAAATCAACGGCATACCCAAGCATCTCGCTATATGCTGTACGAGCCTCCTCGACGCCATCGAAGCTATTGTCGCCTTCGACAGCTTGGTATGACTCGATGGTCTCGCCTTTGTTTTCAAAACTGTGTGTACGAGTTTCAGGTTCGAACGCTTGGTCGCCTTGCGTCTCGTTAGAATCTTGGTCAGTCTCAAGCGCGTCTGCGTCCTCGTCATCATCCATAAACTTTACATCGGGCTCAGCGCGGCGCGCTCTATCAGCGATAGCGTCTTCAGTCGTCATAAACTCTACACGCCCACCATCAGGCTTTAGCCCTTCGGCTGCCTTCTGAGCAGAGGCCATTGACTCAGGTGCTACATCAACTACTTGCTCTGAAACGATACCACCATCTCTGTCATACACTCGGAAAACGCCGGTTTCTGTGCCGGTCTTTACGGCGCTATAACCGAGGGCCGAGGCTAGTACGGCATCAGACGCTTGCCCCTTAACGACAGCTTCTACAACACCTGCATCTGGCGAAATAATAGTTCCGCGGCCAGGTATAAAAGCTGTGTATACCTCTTTGCCGTTAATAAATATCTGCTTAACTTTATTAGGGCGCTTACTATATTTAGGATCAGGTTCAGTCCCGCTTATCCAAACGGCTTCCTTGGAACTAGAGGGGTCAAGCATTGCGCCTATTTGCGCATTGATGTCACGCTCAGATTCTTGCGTAGTTTGGTCCGCGTCTGCACCGGCTATATCGTCTTGCGCTTTTGCGCGAGTCATAAATTCTTTGATACTGTCCGTCATATCAGACGCTTTTTCGGCAACTGCCGCTGCGGTATCTAGCAACGGGGCACCGCCAATTTCTTGTGCTCCTTGTACAGCGAGTGAACCTACTCCGCCTGCAGCACCGCCTCCGAAGAACCCAACGAAACCGGCATTCATGCGCCGGAGATTTGCGTCAGCATCAGTGAAAGTATCGTCCATATCCATACGGTTACGGATTGCGATCTCTTCTTGTACGAGTTCAGCTCCACCTTCCAGCGCACCACCTTTGACGTAACCTCCACCAGCAGCAGCAGCTAGTCTACCCATGACAGAGTTTGGCCCTGCCGATTTTGCCGACGCCTGCTTGGCGATTAACTTCAACAAGCCTACTTCACCAAAGAGGCCAACAGCTGCTTGGGGTAATGCGACTAGTCCTGCACGGACAGCTTGCCCTGCGTCGAGCTCGCGGCCTGACTCTAGCGCTTCGCTAACATTTGAACCTGATAACGGGGCGTACTCAGACAAGCCCGCGCCTATAAGGCCGCCCTGCTTAGCGGTCTTATTTCGTAGATACCCATTTCTAGCTAGTACATGTGCTTCTTTTGTCGCTTCGAATGCAGCTTGTGCAATATCCGTCTGGTCAGGAGTAGCCTGCTTTTTGGAGACTGCAACCAAAGAATCTTTAATGAGGTTTTTAGCGGCTTGGCGACTACTTTGTTTTAGAGTTTCCTTACCAAGAAGCATGGCGACACTGCCGACGCCTGCCCCAGAAATAGTAGAAATTACGCTAGGTACTAGCTGGCCTGTACCCGATGTAACTTGCTCAAAGAACCCGCCGACTGTCGGCTCGTCTACAAACTCTCCGAAGGTTTGCATCCCTTCCATCGGGATAGCAGCAAACTCTTCTTGGATTCGCGCGTTCTCAATAGATGTAGCGACACCTTCTTTATCACCTAGAAGCGCGTCAATACCCGCGCCCATATAAGTTAAATCCGAAGAAAGCGACTGCGCGCCGCTAGTAACACCACGCCTGAAACTTTCAACTAATCCAGAGGGTGCAAAAGTTATGTCATCAGCTTGGAGTCTACCGCTACGCAATCCATCGACGGAGTTGTTTGAATCACCACGCATTTCACCAAGAGTGTCGAGCACTGCTTGCTCAGGTGTTCTTGGCTGCTTCCTAAAACTACTAACCACGTCGGTTGACTGGTCTACTTCTATAGACTGCTTGGCTTTCGTAGGCTGAGCGGTTTGTTGTTTAAAACTAGCGACAAGTCCTGGCTTTGAGCTAGCACTCGTATCTACTCCTCTAGCTTTATCCAATAAAGTTGACGAGTACATATCCGTCGCATCAGGCGTTTCAAACTGCACCATCGCAGAAATCATCTTTTCACGCGTATTGGGGTCAGCTAAATCAATCTTGTCGTCAGCACCGATTCCCATCTTATCCGCTACGAACTTTGCGTATGCAGGAGTCGGGTTATTGTCTGCGGGAGGGGCGAAGCGGAATATAGCATCGTTTAGATTGTCGATGCCGTGCTTTGCCCCATAGTTTTTTAGGACGATGTCTGCTGCTCGAAGCCCGTTCACTGGGTCATCAAATTTGGCGTAGTTATTACCATCCCCGCCAGTCTGCCCGACCCAATCATTAGAGGGGTTGTAGCGTATGTTCAGCCAATTATTGTTACGGACTCCAAGATTAGACACGTACTGCCCTCTATTTAACCATACCGTTAACGGTGGCTGCTTTGGCCAAAAGTCTAGCGACGATGGGGTTGTCGCTCTGGATATCGCTCATGTCGATTTCTTGGCTGTTTACACCGTCTTCATCAACATATGCGATTCTCTGTATAACGCCCTTTGGCCCCTTACGGGCAATACGAATTCTTTTTAAATCAAAGTCAGTAGTGCCATCAGCATTTGGCCTAAAGAAGTCTGCGTAAAACTGTCCTCCAAAGATGCTTCCCTCATCGGCGTTTGCCATTGCCTGCGCATAAAAATTTAAAGCGGGGTTTAGACGGTCAAGGTATGCCTGCGACTGCGGACTTGCGATAGGTTCTCCATTTGCGTCGGTGTAGACACCTGATGAAGATGCCTGATTGATTTTTGGGATTAGCCTGCTAATTAAGTTACCTATTGCAGTCGCTTCATCTTTTGTCCCGTCAAAGGTGGCACCTTCGACTACTGAGTATTCGCCGTCATCACCTTTTTCCATATAGCCGATAGTAGCAAACAGTTCATTCGACCAAGCCTGCGTGTCCTCAACTATTTGCTGTCCAGCTTCTGTATCGTACTGCTTGACGGCTAGGTTGTGCTGCTCGTATTGAAGTCGCAAAGTCGCACCGGCCCTTGCAGAGCTGGCGGCGTTGTAATCCATTGTTGATTTTTCCGCTATACCAACGTCTCGGTCACCAAACGTAAAGGCGTTTATGAGTTTTTGTGCCTCACCCATCCTTTCAGTTGTTGAACCCTTATGCGTCATACCCATTATGTAGGCGGTTTTGAACGCATCTTCAGGCGCTATTGTGCCGTTGTTAGCCGCTTCAATTAATTCTTGGTCGGTATTAATACCATTACGATCAAGGAACGAACCGATTTCAGCAGTCTGCTCCGCTGTAACCTTCTCCGTCTTATTCTTGATAGCCATGCGTATGTTCCCCGCAGTCAGCTCGAACGGCGGTTGGGTTTTCAGCTGGGGTGCGGTAGTCGCATTCCCAGAGGGTCTGCCACCAACAGTTGTACCTTTTGGCGTGTACCCGCCTTGCGAAGGGTCTGGTGGAGTACGCTCAGGCTTGCCAAGCTGTTGAATATTGTCCCCATACTTCTCGTAAAACGCCATCGGGCCGAGTTTGTCGAACTCGGTTTTTAGCTCTGGGTTACGGAATAGCGCCTTAGCCACAGCGACAGTATTGGTCTGCCTATCGTAGAATTTTTCAGCTGCAGTGTTTTTTTCATAAACTTCGTTAGTTTGGTTTTGGAATAAAAACCCTGACTTACCACCGGCGGCGTTGATTCCAGACTCCTCGACCGCAGTCGTTACAGTCTGCAACATGTCATATTCTTCGGGATCTGTTATACCTAAGACAGACATTTGGTCGCCGACAGTGCGTCCCATAGCTCTTTGGTTTCGGGGGTTTAATGCGCGCTGTAGCGGGGTGCGATCCTCCTCTGAGTCTTGTTTCTCACGCTCTGCTTTACCTTGAACGCTATTCTCCCATTCAGCTGTTGCGGCTGCTTCAGCGTCAGCAATTAATGCGTCCACGTCGCCGCCAACAGACGCATAGACTTGCTTTAAAGCGTCTACATCGTCCGTGTCATTTACAAGTTGGTAAAATTGCGCTTTCTGGGCAGGACTTCTTTCGGGATCTCCGCCAACAATATCCAGCGACTTCTCTCTAAGCGCTGAGCTCTGGGCTTGGGCTTGCCATCTGGCCATGTCTTGCGCGCCTGTGTAGAGGACTCCATCGTTATCTCGTAGTGCCCCTTTACTGATACCTGATTCCCACCGGCTTTTAAAGTGGTCATTAAACTGTTGCTCGGTTAGCTCTACTACTTCGTCATCACCAGCTTCAGACTTTCCTCTCGTCATTGGAACAACTTCGCCAGTGTCCCTTCGCTTGACCATCGGAACTATTAGGTCACCTCTTTTTTTAAAACTATGTAGTTCTGCTTCTCCCAGAGTACCGTCAGATTTTAAGAATGTATTAAACTCAGGCCGTAAGTTACTAAGGCGAACAATCTCCTCTGGGCGTTCGTTATATACCGAAAGGTAGTCTTGCTTCTCAGTAATATTGCCAGTGTGCTGAGCAATAGTACCTATAACCTCGCGAAAGCCCTGTACGTTGAGCCTCTCGTTTTCTTCGGTATTAATGATGTCTTGCTGTTCACGAGCCAGTTTTAGCGATTCGCGTTGGCGGTTAGAGTCACGTTGGTCACGGTAGGATGCTTGCGCGCCTGACACTGCTCGTTCTATTCCTGCTGCTATGCTCATCGGTAGTTACCTAAAATGCGAATGCGAAAATTGCGGCAGCGGCGAGACCACCTACTGCACTATAAGTTTGCGCTTTAGAAGCCGCCTTAGCAGAGTCGTATGCGTTCTTGCGTTGAGTCGCGCTCTGCGCCGCGCCTTGCATCTGACCAAGTGAGGAGCGATTGACCCCTTGTCCGATGTTAATAAGGTCGCCTATAGCAGCCTGGTTTAAATCTTTTTGGGCAATGCGCGCATCGTTTACTGATTGAGCCGCCCCAAGATTATTCGCGCGCGCTAGGCCGCGTGACTGTTCTTGCTGCTGTGCTGGAGTTAGTGATACGCCATATCTGTTTGCGTTGCGATTAGCTACTCCGGCCATAAGCCCCTGAGCTTCTTTGGCGTTAACTCGCGCGTCATCAATTAGTGAGGTGTCATTCTGCGCTCTATCAAGAAGGTCCTCTTCGAAGCCGCGATACTGGCTCACATAATCCATGTAGTCGTTGCGAGTAATGCTCGCGTAGGTCTTGTCGGGGTCGGTAACTTCTGGCAACTGGGAAACAAAATCGCCGCCAACACTGCCTATCCCTGCCCCGCCTCTGCTGTAATCCATTGCTATTCGTGACATTTTTTAGCGCTCCTTAATATGTGCTAAACGCGTTTGAGTACGATAGTCGATTACCCAAGCCGGAGACTTTATTGCCCGCGCCATCGACTGGAGACGTAAAGCTGCCCTTTACCGTTTCCATATCTGGTACTTGATTTCCGTCAGGGCCTGCCTTGGTCATTTTGTTACCGTTTGCATCGGTCTTTTGACGCTGGCCCTCTGACTTCATATTCTTAGCGCCCTGTATAACAAAAGCAGTGCCTGCTTCTGCTAATGCACCGAATTTCGCTGAACGAACTTCTTGCTTCGCTTTCGCCTGGGTCAGTACTCTCGACGCGCCCATGTTTGCCGCTGCAGTCATGCCCGTGGTTGCGTCTGCAGCCTGCCCTCTAGCTGTACCTAGTACGCCAAGCTGCATATTGTTTTTTCTTTCGAGCCCCGCTTTATCTGCTAGCCCCAACTGCGCTTGGTAGGCTTGAGCTTCTGCTCCACCATTTGCTCCAGTCGCCGCGCGGTCATAGCTCGCTTTACCTGCAAGTGTCTGCATAGTATCCGCGTTAGCTCGACCCCTAAGTGTCTCAACGCTATTATCGTTTGTAGACGTATCGCGCATTTTCTGGAGAAGAGGGTCGTACTTTTGCTTGAAGTATTTGTTCTCGGCCAACGCAACAGCAGCTGACGCTTTCTCAGCAGCAGAAGGTTTATATTCGGATTTTTTAGGTTTGCTGCTCATTACAGTTCTCTCGTGTAAACCACTGTTTCCTTTCTCCAGCCGTCTGCCAAGAAATATCTTTCTAGGGCTGTAACTGGCGTTCGCGTTTCAAGGGTCTTGAACCCACTTTCTTTCGCTACATTGGTGAAAAAAGGTATGTACTTAATCGCGCAACTTTGTCCGCGGTCCTTTGTCCAGGCCAACCAGAGAAAGAACGTTCTCGCCCCTGTAAACTCATCCCGCTCTGCGGTGCTAATTACAAATCCCTCGGGTGCAACCCAGAGGTGCGCTTCTTCATTCAGGCAAGCTGCATAAACATCTTCTGCTCTGAACGTAAGCTGAGGTTGCTCAGCTAAAATCTCTTCGATACCGCGTTTTACCCAATTCCATTCTTCACGTATGTGGGCAAGTACTGGTTCAACCGCCGTTACCGTAACGTCTGCGTCTTGTTCGCCATGCGCCTGTTCCGCCATACCTAACGCTCCTGCGTACTCCGGTGTCCGCGTTTCGCGCTCTACGCTCAGCGGCTTCTACACCTTGGTTAAATAATTGTCCATAGACTGATGCACCTTGAATGTCAGACCAGTCTTTGTTTGGAATTCTTAGTAATCTAAAAAGTGCGCCATTTACGATCGTGTCTCGATAGTCGTTCATCACGTCGTTGTCGCATGCAGTGCTTGAGTGTGACGGTTTTAAAACAGCTCTTATAACAGTACTGCTTACCGCGGTAGCTGCCGGTACAGGCGCTAGCGAAAACAGGCTTGATGTTTGCTGTAGAAAGTATTCAGGTACGCCCGCTTCCGTACGCCATTTGGGTATACGCTGCTCCAACAAGGAACTAGTAATAGGCTCTAAATCAACGCCTGCATGAGTAACCCACAGGATCTTTTGGACACTAGTACCCGAGGGTGCTTCTAAGTCGTACTCATAAATATTAGCTACCGTAGTTAAAGGGTCTAGCTCTTGCTGATAAACACTCGCGCGTTCGCACAGCTCAACCACAGCTGCTCTAATATTGTTTTGGATTAGGGAGTCAGGGCAGCCTGGAACCATTGGTAGTATTTCAGGTAGTAGCGTCTCATAGGAAATCGCCATACGTTATTATCCCTGCCGTTGCTGTGCTGGATTTCTTCGTTCCATATTCGGATTAGTAATGGCGTCAATCTGCCCCTTACCAGTAACAGATGTAGTAAAGATCTGAAAATGACTGCTAGCTCTTTGCGCATTACCTGCATATTCCGCGTCTTTCATGTAGGCCATGTACAAGACGTAGTTCATGACCGCGTTGGCGAAGATATCTGGTATTGATAAGTTAGCATTCTGGGCAACAGTCGCAGGATTCGAACTGTAAATTATTTCTAAAAACGCACTGCCAGCTACGCCTGGATAGACATAAAAATTGCGGGGGTTGGACTCATCATAAATGTAGTGCTTAACAATCGTTGTATGAGCAGCATCGCCCGCAACAGTGGGGTCATGCCAGTCAGGTGTCTGTGCGTCAAGTACTTCACGGTCAACTAAACGTACTGCTCGCTTTCCGTTTCCGTTACTCGCCGCAGACATATTACGTACAACTTTCAACAGGCGGTTCCCACCAGAAGGAATATCCTGCTTGGTCCCAGTATCAAGTGTGACTGTGGCGTTAGTAGCACTAGCATCGGGCTTTAGTAAGGCTATCTCCCTTTGCGCGTCGTTGATCCACAAAACGAGCTCTGCAACAACAGGCCATCTAACACCAGTGGTGTCTTGAAGCACTGTCTGCGCTCTGTCTATTACGCTTTGTACTGTTACTGCCATGATCTTATACCTATGAGTTTAGTATTGATTCCCACGCGGTTTCTCGGGCGTCAGTGTCGATCGTCTCGCCCATAACCTTGTTCACTGCCGCGGCTTTGGGGTAGCCGTCAGCTTTAAAATTCTTTGGGTCGCCTTCGTCCATCATTCTTTCAAGAGCAGTAACGAGGACGGTGTTGTGCTTTATTTCTGTCGGCGCGACAAAAAGTTCATCTATTACTTTGTCTACTTCTTCGAACACTGCTTCTTCAGCTGCAGCCTCTTCAACAAATTTGGTGGTGTATTCTTTTGCGCCCATCTGTATAGCTAATAGGCCAATTTCTTCAGACATCTCTCGAGGCACGCCTGCTTCAAACAAGACGGCTGTTCCGCCCATCGTGGTCACTCGTAATGACTTGCTACTTACAATCTTCATGATTAGTTCCTATATAAAAGAAAGCCCCCTCCCGAAGAAGGGGGCGATTGTCTTACTTACTGTGCAGTATCTAAGCAGATAACGCCGAAGTCCTGTACGTCACCAGTGATATCACTGTTGTACTTAGGCTTACGGAATCCGAAGATCTTACCGACAGAAATACCAGACTGGTTGCCATAGTCGAAAGTATCTTCAACCATTTCAGGTAGTCCGATGTCAGCTAGAGCTAGAGCCTGAGCACCACAGAACAAAGCACGACCGCCAACAATAGAAGCGTCTGCGCCCCACTTGTAGCCAGCTGCACCAGCGTTACCAGAAGCGCCAGTAGTAGCGCCAGAAGTGTTAAACACATGGCGGAACTCGTGGATCATTACACCGTCAACCATCAGGCTAGAAGAACCAGCGAACAAGCTGTTAGAAGCACCACGTACACCAGCGTTACGAACGTTAGCGATGAAGTCAGCATCTAGCTTCAAGTTAGCCATCTGTGATGGAGTAACAAACATGTGATAAGTTTCCTGGTTACCAGCACCACGAATACCACGGATGTATTGATCTTTAGCATAGGCTTTCAAGTTAACGATGTGCTTGTACTTGAGTTTGTCACCAGCTACCAAAGCAGTAGTGTCACCAGCAACGATGTTGTCGCCATCAACACGACGGTGTCGTGAAGCAGTAGGTGCAGAAACGTCAGAAGCAAACTCAAGATCAACAAGCTCTTGTCCGTTTACAGCGCCGCCAACTACAGTACGAAGGCCACCGTTGTTCTTGTGAGTGTAAGCAACACCTGACAAAGTCAAGAATGCCAACTGGTCACAACGATCCGCGATTGCATAAGCAAGTGCGTCACGAGATTGCTCACGGAAGTTAACAACAGTCTTCTGGTCAGTCATACGGCCAGCGATGCGGTTAGCGAAACGTAACTGGTCTAGCTCGATGCTGATGTCATACGCGCGGAGGGCTTCTTCGTTGCCTTCCAGAGTAAAATCACCAGTGATACCGTCGCCGGTCATGTCAGCTAGCAAAGTGATGTTAGCTTTAGTGCCTTTGTTGTTCTTGGTCAACTCAGTTACGCGCTGAACCATAGCGTTTGAACCGCTACCAGCAAATTGGTTGATGAAAGATTGATTGCGAGCTACTTTCCAGAAGTCGCGGCTCCAAGTTTGGAGTTGGTCGCCCGTAAGCGTACCGAAATTTGTTACAGCCATGATTGGCTCCTTGATAATTAAATGGGCAAATAATTAGTGCGGCACACGCCGCCTTACAAGCCGACTTAAGGAGCGGCTAATCCGTTTTTCTACTATCGTGTAGAAGAACGTTTAGCGTTGATTAACGAGGGTCGCCCTCGGCAGGTTTCACGCCTGTGCAGGCGAAGGGGTACGTTTTTTACGGCTACGGGCCGACCAGTTATCGTACTGATAGACGTATCATAATATTAGTACAGCTAATATTATAATGCAACCACTATCGATGGATAGTCGTTTTTTCATTATCTACATACTCAGGGACGCAGTACGCGAATACTGGCGTCGCATGCGTCACTGGTCTGCCCTGGGTAGTTAACTTCTGCGCAAACCACCGACACCGCTCTAAAGACTCCCAATAGCTTTTTGTATCCGTTATATCTCCGCTCACAGACACTATTAGGGCAAAAACAAGCTGTTTCACCACTTCACTTTGTCAGCCCAGTAAGCCGCCGACATTTTTCCCTTAGCTATGTTCTTTCCGTGTCGTGCTTTGAAGCTCGCGCGCTTCTTCTTCATCTTTTCAGACTCACCAGCCTTGGGTTGGCCAGCGGTCGACGCGCCCTGCTCACCAAAACGAATTGTTTTGATTGTAGAGCCCTCTTTTGCTACAACAATGTGGGATTTTTTAGCGTGGCTAGGCGTTCGTTTAGGCTTATTAAAGCCGGAGACTCCTGCTCGGGCTAATCGTGGGTCTTTTTTAACTGCCATAGTTTTATCCCTCTTCTGTATACCCCTCGCGCAGGCCGTGGTAGACCTGAACGAAGGCGTTGCAATTCGGACAGCTTAGATTCGTGATAATGGAGAACTCTTCGGAGTCATCTTCCTCGAGGTCATGGTCACCTCCCCATATAAGCTCGCCGCCACATGCCCAGCAGTCCGTTGCCATTAAATAATATCGCCGCGTAGACGTCTTAAAGTGGCTTCAGGCAGGGCGTTGAACTCTTCTTCAGTCATGGAAGCTACATCTAAAGCCTTCTCGCCATGCATCGATGAGCTTTCACCAGGAAGTTCAGGGGGTTGAGCATCTGCAGCCTTCAATTTACGGCTTACAGCCGCTCTCTTTTTGGACAGCTCGTCTGTTTTTGCAGCTTTTCCGGCCAAACTGGGTGCTTCTTGGCCGGACTCGCCCAGATCGTTGTCTTTTACAACATATCGAACAGCCTTCGACAGCGCATCTACAGCTTCATACCCTTTCATCATGAAAGCATCGCGCAGTTCAACGACTTCATTAGTCATATCTTCGCTAAAAGTATCCGAGTTACGATCAAAAACAGGGTAAGCCTCTTCCATAGCGTTTGCCGCTTGCTGAAGGGCAGTCTGCTGACGGTCTTGATTGACTGTCTGCGACATTTCTTGGCGCATTTCGAACTCTAGCTCGGCGCGTTCCGCCTTTCTGATCTCTCTGCGCAGGGCAACCGCTTTGGCCGACTCACCATCCAGTACCATATTCTGATATTCGACTTCTTTTGCGTCAAAATCGTAGGTCTCAGGCGCTTCTTCGTCTTTGACATTAGCTGCATTCATTTCATCAAGCTGTTTTTGCAGAGCTTTCTGTTTGGCGAGGACTTCATCAAGTCTAGCCTTGGGCACCATTGGCTTCTTCTTAGCTTTTGGTTCTTCGGCTACAGGCTCTTCCTCTTCTAATTCTTCGTCGAGCTCTGCTTCGGGTTCATCCCCTTCGTCTTCGGCCACGGCTTCTTCAGAATCTTCAGTGGCGGCTTCCTCTTCTGCATCCTCTGCCATAACTTCTGCTGGCTCTTCAACTACTTCTGGCTCCTCTGCAACAGTGTCAAAACTCAAGTCCAAGTTAGGCATATCGTCGTCTTCAACACGATCTGCTCCTGGCATTACGTCAAAATCTAGGGCTTTATCTTCTACTTCTTCGTTTTGCTTACTCATTTAAGAACTCCTATTTGTTCCTATTGGTGTTACTAAAAGCTGCGGTGGCTAACTTCGTTGCCGCAGAGGTTTGTGACTGTGTTTCTTTAGCTGTGTTATTTAGGTTGGCAAGTTCGCGTCTAAGCTCTAGCTGACGCTCGTTGATTTCTAGCTTGGCCTGTATCTCTGCCATACGTACTTGAGGATCAACGTCTGTAGCGTCTTGCGCTTTCGCTATATTCAAGGCAACTTCAGACTGTAGCTTCTTAACTTCGGCATCCTGCTTAGCCATCTCAAGCTGTAGCTGCTGCATCTGGATCTGCTGCTGCTGTGCCTGTGCTTCTTGCTGCTCTGGAGTCGGGGGCTCTTGCCCAGTCATCTGACGGATGCGTGTAGCAAGTTCTCCCTTACGCGCTAGGTGGCTGTACTCAATGATTGCATCGTCTGGGATGACAACACCGGCCTGTCTCAAGCTGAGCGCTTCTGCGAACTGAGTCTCGTCAAAGCTGTCTCTCGCGGGCGCAGTGGCTACAATTACGTCGTATTCTCCAAGAGTAAGGTCGTTAATAATCGCCCCTTCAGGGGTCATCTCGTTGACGATCATCTCTTCACGAGGCTTCATTGGGTCAGCTTCGTTAGTAACCTGGATCACACGTTGCTCTGTGTAGAATGCTTGAATGAGGTTCAAGATACTTTCAGCAAGGTATTGACGTGACTTGCGTAAATTATCCAAAGGTACTTGGATCATAATCGCGCCACGGTTCTGCTTGGCTTGGATTGCAATGCCGGATACTTCGGCACTGTCCGTGCCCAACATGCTGTCGTTCACGCCAGATATAGTCTTAATGTTTGCTGCTGCTTTCATAGCAATACGATCAAGGCCAGTAGGTATCTGGTTAGGTTGAATCTTACTAGGGGGTGAAGTACCGCGGGCATATTCGAGTACAAGACCTGTCTCTGCGCCATGCTCTTCTAAGTCGTCCGCGGTCATACCGACCAGTGAGCCTGCTTCAACCATCCAACCACTATTAGCTGTAGTATTAACGATATGCAGCTCTTGAGACGCAATCTTGTTCAGCTGCTCCTGCGGGGATAGAAGGTTACGTACAACACCGAAGGGATTACCGCGACGGAAGTAACAGAAGAATGGTATAAGGGTGAACTGGTTGTACGGAGACCAATCATCGTGCAGCACAACTTTGTCGCAGGTTACGGTCCATCGGATCTTCCTAACAACCTTACTAATAAGGGTGAGGTTATACTGCTTAGCAAACTTTTTATTCTTAGCGTCGCTCCACTCATCGGGCGCTTGTCGCTGGTCACCTGTATCAGGGTCAACGAAGAACTGAGCACGGCTCAACTTCTTGTGCTGGCGTTCAATCACTCGTAAGGCTTTTACATTACGGTACTCTTCGTCACCAGGAACTCCTGCGCCGAAGTAATCGTCGTTAGTTTCCGTATCACCAAAGCGGGTTTCCTGATACTCAACAGAGTCAGGGCCGAAACTCATACCGTTCTCAGCGACAAACAATAGGCGCTCAGCCTGCTTCTCTCCGTACAACTCTGAGATCTCATCCAATGTCATCCATTTAGACTCGAACACTTCGTTCCAAGTCTTAGGGTCTGAGTCTTTAGCATCTGGGTCAATAAGTATGTCTAGTGGATCTTTGGCCGTGATCCGAACTTCGCCTTCAACGTGATCGCTGAAGTCCATACGTACGTCGAAATAACCGCGACCGTCCATAATCAAACCGTCGCTGAACACCTGTTGCTCGACCCAGTCGAGCTTATTGTTATCGGCGATCTGCATGTACAACTTAGTCAGGGTGTGTGCCACTTCAGCATCACCCCCTCTGCGGGGTTTAAACTGTATGTCAGCTCTACGCGTCGACTGCTCACCAAGGATGGTATTAACAGTAGGTAGAATCGTATTAATAGTAAGCGCGGGACGCCCTTCTGCCTCAAGAGCAGACTGATCGTCCAAGTCCCACTGGTCCCCTCGGTAGTACTCGTCGCACTTTAGGGCCATCTCGACATAGTCTAGGTGCCCGTTGTCCCGCGCGCGCTCGTAACGAGCCCACTGGGTGCGGGTAATTTCTTCTTCCTTTGCAGGATCGATCTTTTTCTTAGCCATTGTTATGCGCTCATTGCTGATTTGGTTTTTTCGCCCTTGAATAGGCCAGGTAATCTGTCTCGCCAGGTCGGCACATGCTCAACGCGTTCAACAAATGTGCTGAATTCCGTCATCATGAGACCTACCCAAGCCAACGCATCTACTTGGTCGTCGTGTACCCCATTCGGAAAGCGCAATAACTCTGCTACCAGAGGGCCTGTAAATTCTTCATCTCTCGGCATGAACACCATGCCCTGTTGCATTCGTCCTTGGATTGCTCTGGCCCGCGCTTCTTTATCCCTGCGGCCAGTTTTTAAATCTCTAAAGTACGCTTCGTATAATCCGCGCTCACGAACACGCTTCTCGAGGAACGGCCCTAAAGCCATCTCGATGTGCCCTTTCTCGATACCAATGATCGAAGGCTTCCAGACCTCGTACATATCTAAGATCTGCTCAACCAGTTCAAATCCATCAAACCGGCCTCTGACCATATCCATTATGAATATCTGATCATGCTCATCGACGCCTACAACCATACCGACGGTGTAATCGTTTCGATCGTTCTTACCAATAGCCAAATCCCATGCGCAGTAGTAACGCATACGGTCTTCGTCCACATCTTCGCGGTCGTAGTAGTTGATCATGTCTCTGGTGAAGTAATCACCGTCATCAGCTACTGGATTCTGTTGGTACAGTGCTGACCAGTCTCTTGGGCCAACAGCTTTCTCAATTCTTGCAAGTGCTTCTTCGTCGTATCGCTCGCGGTGGAGTGCTTCTCCTTGGAGTCTGAACTCTTCGTCGACTTCTGCGCGGGCTGGGTAGTTAACAACTTCCCATTGCTCGCCATTATCTGCTGCTGCTTTAAGTAACCGTCCCGCAAGATCATCGTCATGCCAGCGAGTGAGAATAACCAACACACCACCACCAGGCGCAAGACGTGTGTACGCCGTAGATGTATACCAGTCCCAAGCACTCTCACGTGCGTTCGCGGATTCGGCGTCGTCACGGTTCTTTACCGGATCGTCAATGACAAGGATATGAGCACCCTTACCAGTAATACCACCGCCAACACCGGCAGCAACATAACCGCCGCCAGAAGTAGTAAGCCATGCTTCAGCAGACTGAGACTGCGGATCGAGACGAGTCTTAAAAGCTGACTTATATCCCTCTTCACGCAGCAGGCCACGTACCTTACGTGAGAAGCCCATAGCGAGAGAGCCAGAGTAAGAACAGCTAATAAACTCGTGTTGGGGGTGCCGCCCGAGATGCCACGCTGGGAACGCCACTGATGCAAGCGTGCTTTTACCGTGTCGTGGCGGCATAAATAGCATAAGTCTCGGAGACTTCTTATCAGCAACATCCCTTGAGAACTCCTCTAAGCGATTACAAATATCTTTGTGTACCCACCCTGCGGAATAGTCAGGATTGAACCTCTCTACAAAGGGTAATAACCGTTTACGCGTCAGGAACCGTAGAGCAAGTTCCGCGCGCGCCTTTTCTTCTACCGTATCGGCTTTCGAGGGCTCCGGTTCGGGAGTCGCGGGTAATGGTCCACGCTCCGCGATCTCCGCTTTGCAATACACGCAGAGTCGATCGTCACCCGAGTACAGAGACTCAGGGTGAGACGCTTTACAGCGTATGCATTCGATCCTCGTGATCTCAGTCATTTACATTCTTTTCTTTACAGGGTTGTACGCTTTGTTTCTTACTGACCCGAGCTTCTGGACAGCTGTTTTTTTAGGCTTAGCTTTAGCTTTAGCTTTAGCTTTAGGTTTTACCTTAGAGCCGCCTCGCTTCTTTCGTTCTTTACTCTCATGGTTTTGTCTTTGCTTTGCTGCGCGAAATACAGCTATCTCCGCTTTCGTAAGTGCGATACCTTCTATGGTGTTGCGCGCTTCTGTCTTAACCTTCTTTTTGAGCTTGCTGCTAGCAGCTCTTTTTATACCGTGCTTAACTGCCTCACGCGCTGCTATACCGAGAACTCCTACTATAGGCGCGGGCATTAGTAGGGCTTCTTCTTTGGTTTAGCTTTGGGCTTAGCTTTCTTCTTAGCAGCGGCAGCAGCTTTCAACTTAGCAACCTGCGCGGCAGCTTGTTTTTTACTATGCGGGAATTCAGTACTGGCCATCGTTACTTCCTTTTTCTTTTAACAGGCATACCTGT